TCTTTGCTTCGCTAAGAGCAATGGCGACCGCCTGTTTAGGATTGGTAACTACAGGGCCTTTCTTGCTGCCAGAATGAAGCTCACCCTTACCGAACTCCTTCATTACCTTGCTGACCTTCTTAGCTGCTTTAGTTTTCTTCATCATTTAAGATTTCCTTTACTTGTTCAAGTAGTTCCCATTGTGTACCGTATATAGGTTCCCAAGCCTTGCGACCCATTCCATGTATTCCTTTTGCACCTCTGTGATGCAAAGGACATAAAGGTAAGGTATTAGTATGACTATTTCGTACTCCTAAACCTAATCCTATATCTCGAATATGATGTATCTCGCATGGTGTTTGCGGATAACCTTCATTAAAGCAAATTATACAACCTATATTTGCTACTTTCGATAAATATTCTCTATCTGATTTCTTCATTGTCTTTTTGTTAATGCCTATTTATTGAGCAGTCATAATTATCTGGTAGCATTCTTTTACAGCGTGCGGCTGTGTTTACTTGGAGAAATTTATGATTACGATTACTGTTGGCGATATGGTTATTTATGTTGAGTCCGATGAAGTTGAGTTCGAGGACGATGGTTTTGAATACGATGAAGAAGGCACTGCTTGGTCTTTCGATGAAGATGAAGGTATCTGGTACTACTACTCTGAAGATGACGATGAGTGGTACGCAGACGAGTTCGATTACTTTGAAGATGAAGTCTAAAACGTAGATTTATCTACGAACCGATTAGAGGCTTCCTGAGAACGCCATACATCTACCCTAGCCTGAGCCGCTATGAGCATCCATCGTAGCGTCTCAGCCCTTTCTACAGCCTCCTGAAGCCCTTCTAATACTGCTTGATACTCTGGATGAGCGTAAGCATCAGCTTCCTTCTCTGCCATCGTACTTTTCATGCTATTTTGAAAACATAATGCTTTCTTAGTCTTACGGAATTCTGACAAATAAGTAACTTCAGCCTTAGCATTAGCGTATTCTTTTGAGTGCCTAATTATGTAATTTATAGCTTCGTGCGGATCGTTCATTTTCCACTCTTTAGTAAATTGTTAATAGTCTCTACTGCGTTCTCTGGACTCGTTACAACGACTACCTGACCTTTCCAGTTATAATGCCAAATCACTTGATCTGGTGTTAGCTTCCACGCTTTTTTACCGTCTTTTACTTCTACTAGGAAGTTCTTTTCTTTAGCTCCTACGATCAAATCAGGACAACCCTTACCTACCTCATGTAAATGCTGAACAGTCCAACCCTCAGCTCGTAACGCTTTAGTTACCTGCGCCTGATTATCGTCCACCCTCTTATACGTCACGCCAATCTCCTTTTAAGCCTCTCGCACCTCTAGCCCACTGCTCTTTACAATCTTTCTCTAGCTTATCTGCTGCGTTATCACCTCGCATCTTACGTACTAGCTGTAAGTAACCAGATGACTTGTTCCTATCCTGCGCTCTCCATCGTAATACCTGCCAGACTTCAGTTTTGTGTCTGTATTCTTCGCTACTGGTATCAATTATCTCAGCCACGAAACTTTCCTTTGTTATCAAAGTCCATCGTAGCACCACCCCAAGTTTCAATAAACTGCTGGCTACCTTGATGGTAATAAAGTCCGTACATTTCTTGAGCTTCACCGTTACGTTGCTTCTCGCACATCAAATATGCATCAGGCAAATCCTCCTCGTACTTTTCCCCATTACGCTTACGATTCTCTTTCTGCTTATTGCGCCACATTAAGAATACGTTATCAACCTGATCCGTTATAGCTCCAGTACCTTTGATGTCGTATTTACCAGGCTGAACTTCCTCAGACTGTAGCTTGCGGATATGGTGGATTAAATGAATGTGTACGTTATGATCTCGTGCCAATGCTGTTAGCTCATCGACAAAGTATTTCTGCTCATTGAAATTATCCTCAGCATTACAAACTTTCATTAACGAGTCAATAAAAATATGCTCGATGCCTAACTCCACAGCGCAGTACCTAGCCATTGCAATAGTCTGATTCGGAGTTGTGGAACCTTGCTGATCGTAAATGTAGAGATGCTCTCCTGCAAACTGGTTAAATCGCTGAGTCAGTCCTTTAATGTACTTCTCTCTATCGTTAGTAAGAGGATCATCAATAAACTCACCAGCGAACTGTCTAAGCATCCTGTGAATGGTGCTAGTAGGCTTCATCTCAAATGACGCTATAACACACTTACGTTTCTGTTTAATCAAGTGCAACGCTATCTGACCAGTTATCAGCGACTTTCCACCACCGTTACCACCTGCGTATAACGTAACCTCACCTAGACGAAAGTTAAAGTCATCTTGCGTTTTTGTCCAGGGCATCTTTGCATTATCGTTAACAGGTGGATTGATGTAGTTATCTGTGATCTCATCAAGCCAATCTGAAACAATACGAACCTTCTGACCTACATCGTTATTTTTTAAATACTTTTCTACATCAATATCCTGTGATTTAAGTAATCGTGTCTTACGTTCTTCGTCTAGCTGTACCGATACTAATTCTAAGTTTGTAGTCATATATTTTTAAAATAAATTGTTTTGAATAAATTCTATTCCTCGTTCCCATCTTTGAGAGCTTTGATGTGACTCAATTCGTTCTCTCATAATGGCAGCTCTAGCCTCTTTAGTAGGTGGAGTATAAGTACCTTTCCATGCACTATCAATCCCAATATTTCTACCAATATTTGTACTATCTGCGGATGAAAATGGAAATTTAGTAAATATATCTGGATTTAACATTCTTAATCCATGTATTTTAGATTTTGGTAATCCTTCATCATTACAAATAATATCCATTGCTTGCGACATTCTTGTCCACCATTCAATAGTGCCAATATTTGCAAATTCACCAGAAGAACCTAAACAAATTCTTGGATACTTATTTACTAATCTTTCAAGCCTTTCTAAACTTTCATGTAAATGCCAAACTGGCGCACCAATATAAACAGGAAAAGGAAACTCATCTAACAAAAAATCATTAGCAGCCTCATCCCCATCAATTACATCAGGAATTACCGCAAAATCAAATGATGGATGTCTTTGTAATTTTTCAACCCAGTTATAAAAGTCAGTCCAATCAACTACAGGATTACCTGATTTCCAAGCACTAAAAGCACCATTATCTACAGCAAATGATTGAGATACTTCTAAAGCTATTGTTAATTGGTCTGAATGTCTAAATGAAATAAAAGCATGACCTCCATTTATTGCCCTATGAGCTGCTGTGGCTGGAGTAATTGGTAATCCGTGATAATGAATCATGAGTCACCATAAAGAATACAAGAGTCTCCACCTACAGGTCTTTCAACTTTTACCCAAGCTATCGGAAAAACTTTTTTTATATGGTTGTAAATAAATACACATAATGACTCTAGCGTTTGATGCGGTAAATCATCTATTTCGTTTAAAAATCTATGGTCTAGTTTCCCTTTAATTTTTGCTATTTCTTTTTTTAAATAAAATAAATCTACCGTTTCTTCTTTATTTTTTGGTAATTTAAAATAAGCAACCATTCCATTTTTACCTTCATATCCTTTAATTGCTATCGTTGCAACATAAGAATGTCCGTGTATTCTTTTACTTGGTTCATATTCTTCTAATGGAACAAGTCTTGTTAATGTATGAGCTGCTTCAAAAGCAAATTTTTGTGATAGCTCTAATTTCATCGTATATACCTCGCAGCCTCTATGATCCGTTCTTGTGCTTGTCTCAAACGTGATCTGTCATTATCAGTTAATTTAACTCCGTTGGCTATATTGCTTGCAGCCACAGATACCAGTACGGACTCGAATTCAATAACCCTAAGTAAGTCTGTTGCGTAAAAAGCATTTTTAACTTTAGGCATATGGTGTGTATCGTGTGTTTTAGGAAATAACTCACCGATATCCATTCCAATAGCACCGACTATTTCCTGTACAGAACAACCACCAAAGCATTTCAATAGGATACGACCATCTTCTGTTTCTCTTATCGCTAGAGAAGGACTACGATCCTCATGGCTAGGACAGCAAGCAGTCCATCTACCTCTACCACCTTTTACTTTCGTTAGACGTTGGAGTAAGTTTTCTATGCTCATTTAGCACCTCGTAGTCTGCCATCAAATACAGGTTTACTTGTAATTTCATCTTCCCATCTTTTACCGTTAAGCCAAGTAGATGGATTAGGAATATATTTAGTTTCTTCCTCTGATAACTTTTGAACTTTAATGGAATTTAGCATTTTTTCAAAAATATCATCATCTAACTTTAGTTTTCTCCAAGCTATTAATGCTTGTTCCTTTGCTACCTTTTTTGGATACGCTGTCCAGAACTCATTAAAATAGTCTCTGGTATTCTCTGTATTATTAGAGATATCACCATTTTGGTGTTTCCGATTACCCCATTTTGGTGGAATCGATGTAAGGTCTAGTTTTTCGTAATTAATCCTGTAATACATTGTTTTATCAAAGGAATTACGAGATTTCTGTTCTGCAATTAACACACCACTTTCACGTAAGTTTTGGAGGTGACGAGATAGCGTATTTTCAGACCAAAAAGGAAATTGTTTCTTCCATTCTCTGACTGTGTTATAAACCCAGCAATATCCATCATCTAATGGTCTTGATCGTTGAGTCCAATAATGAATTTGCTGAATAATCATTGCTTCGCATAAACCGATACGAACAGCTAACGATGGAAGAACCTGTAAAGGTGGTTCATCTATAAGTAATTTACTCATCATCAACCTCAACACCTCTGTTCCATAAATCGTTTAATTCATCTTTAAAATCTTCTACCATTAATTGCAAATGTTCAAATTGCTCTAAAGTTAAATAAATATTAACTTTTTTTCCATATTCAAAAGATTCCTGCTTTATTCCTATTAATCCACCATGAGTTATATAAAATTCAACTTCTTGAGTACCTTTAAGTTTTAACATTGCTTTTCCCAATAAAAAAAGCCCTAGGTGAGACTCTCGATCTATGATCGTTGGCAGACTGGTGAGTAACCAGCAGAGTCCCATCTAAGGCTTACTCGTTAAATGCGCTGCCAAGCACATACCTACTATACCGTTTTCTGTCTTATCCTGCAAGTCTTACAAATATCACTATTCTTAAACTGAATTATTGACCGACTACGTTTGCAAATTGGACATAACTTCGTGCAAAACTGATAAGTCGTTTCCTGTTTCTTCTTTTGCTCCATTGCTTAATCCTATGTGGCAGAAGTCCCTTAGTGGCTGACCTCTTGGTGAAACTTTTGGTAAATAATGTTTAGCTTTCATTGGCTCAAAAGGCTTAGGCTCACGTGGTTTAACGTAATCCACACCTTCGAGCTTAATACCCTCTTTGAGCTTGCCAGAAGGGCTGTAGTTGCCTTTAAACTCCTTCAGCAACCCTTCCCTTACCAGCTCGTCAAACTCGCACCTGAGACTCGCTAAAGTTTGTGCATTCATCATTCCGTAAACCTCGACAAACTGTTCCGTATTTAACGGATAGTCTTTGAGGAAATACATACAGATTTTCCACCTTTTAGTACCTTCTTTCGGCAGCTCTTGAAACACATCACTCATCGTCCTTAACCTCTACCTGACGCTTACGCCAGAGAGATTCTGACTTAGCCATTTGCTCCTTAAATTTCTTTGTGTTTTCACGTATCTCGTCTAAGCGATCTTCACGCTCGTTATATTCACGCTCGAACTCTTTAAACCATACTGGATCTCTCATCTCCATCTCCTATAACATTAATAAAATAGTAACTGCTACACCTACACTTGCTGCTGCTAACGACCCTACTGCTAATGCTAATCCCGCTAATCCTGCTAATTTCATCATTTTTACCTCCAATGAAACTGTAGATTGCCATACTTTTGATGTTTCTGGTTATAAATTATTCCTATTGATTTCCATGTTTCTATTAATAAATAGTTGTTGACAATGTTTACAGATGGAACTACTATCTGCCTCACCAACTAACAACGAAGGAGAAACAAAATGATCGTAGCTGGCAAAACAACTTTTCAAGTAATTTTTGTTCAATCTGGTGAACAATGGGTTGAAGGCACATTTGACAACATTCATGATGCTGAAGA